AATAAAAGTACTACAACAACTTTTGCTACAACAAGAAGTACAAATACAGAATATACAACTACTTTTGAAACAACAAGGTCAACAAGTACTGTTTATAATACAAGTACAAATACAACAACTGTATTTAATACTAGTACAAGTACAACAACAACTTTTAACACTAGTACAGCTACTGTTACTACATTTAATACAAGTACAAATACAACCACAGAGTATAATACAACTACTGCGACAGTTACAACTTTTAACACTAGTACGACTACAACAACAACGTTTAATACTTCAACAACAACAACAACAACTTATAACACAACAAGAAGTACAACAACGGAGTTTAGTACAAATAGAAATACAACAACAACGTATAATACAAGTAAAAGTACAACTACGGTTTATGAAACATCTATAACAACAGCTTTTAATACCAGCACAAGTACAGTTACTACGTTTAATACGAGTACAACAACTACGACAACATTTAATACTAGTACGTCAACAGTTACTACATTTAGTACATCTAAAGCAACGTCAACAAATTATAATACTAGTACAAGTACAGTAACTACTTTTAGCACAAGTAAAAGTACTACAACAGCATATAATACAGTAACAACTTATACTACTAGCTTCACTACGACGTTTAATACTATAACCACATGGTATGTTCCGTCTACAAAAGCTAATCAGCCAGGCACTAGGGTGAATCACCCAAGAAGTTAGTATTAGATAAAAGCATGTAATAAATATATTATACAAATTTAAATTCAATTTTATGGAAATGTTTAATAAAAAGGAACTAGATAATAGAATAGGTCCTTTAAAGAAAGACAAAAAATTATATGACTTAGAACAGGTTGAAGGTTATGTAATTAGAAAAGCTAGCGAAAGAGGTTTAGAATCTAGCTATGATGTAATGGCAGAAGAAATGCCTTACTTTAAAACTTTAGCATATACAGAGTATGCAGGTTGTTTTTATTTACAACCATTGAACTATAAAATAAGAAATGAACAAATGATAGACGCGGCTAAACCTAGCAGCGAACCTATTGTTGATTATTCTTCATGGCTTGTAAATAGGATTGTAAGTAACTCAGCCAATAAGTATAGTGAAAGAGATGAAAAAGCTTTTGAAAAATATGAACCTAAAGATTACTTAGTAGTTTTACCGGGTTCTAATAAAGTTAGAGAAAATGTATGTTTAAATAAATTAAAACATATAAGAGCTAAACACGGTAATAATGTGTATTTTAAACCTCATCCTATAACTACACATCAGATTATAGGTGAATTAAAAGATTTTTTTGGTGAAGAAAACATTTTACCAAGAAATATAAATATGTATTATTATTTACAAAAAGCTAAAGGTGTGTATACTACTCATATTAGTGAAAGCGCTGTATATAGCGTTGTTATGAATAAAAATACAGAACCTATAGATGTTTGGAACAATATACAAAGAGGATCGTTTTATTGTATAAATAATCATTTATTATCTAATCAACATAATGCTAAAGAATATGTTAATAAAACATTTTCTAACTATAAATCAGGTATTATAAATCCTGAAATAGATAAAGATTGGAAATTTAAAGTTGATAAATATATAGATTATATATGTAATAAAAGAGAACAATATAAAGGTTGGTTTTTAGATTCACCACCAAAAAGAAAATAATTAAATTAAATATTATGGCAAAAAAAGTAACAAAAGAAGAATTAAAACAAATACAAAATTTTGTTAATCAAATAAACAACGGAACTACTCAATTAGGTCAAATAGAAATACAAAAGCACGGAATATTGCATGCTTTAAGTAATATTCAAAATGATCTATCTGTATTCCAAAATGAACTAAAAGAAAAGTACGGTGACGTAAAAGTAAATTTACAAACTGGAAAATTAGAAAGTAATATAGTTGAATAGCATGTCACTCGTAAGAAAAATTAGTATAGGTCGAGATTACAAAAACGACGCAATGCACTATTCTGTAGGCCAAGAAGTTTATGGAAATCATATTATATGCGATATAGTTGAAAGCGAAAATAAGTTTTCTATATTTATAAAAAAGAACGGAAATGTTTTACCATGGAAAGACTTTAATAAAAATATGGCTATAGCCGTTGAATATAATTTAGAGTATTAATGCAAAGCGTTTTTGATTTTATAATTAAACCTAAAAATAAAAGATACAATAATACAAAACAAATTGGTGATTCAGAATTATTATTAAATTCAGAAATATCTGATCATCGATATGTTAGTAGAAATGGAATTGTATTAGGTTTACCAAAAGCTGAAAAAACAAATATAAAAATAGGTGATGAAGTAATTGTTCATCATAATGTTTTTAGAAGATGGTATGATATAAGAGGAGTCGAAAAAAACGGTAGAGCTTATTATAAAGAAAATAAATATTTTGTAAGGCCTGATCAAATATTTTTATATAAACAAAATAATAAATGGATAGCTCCAGAAGGTTATTGTTTTGTTAAACCAATTATATCTAATAATATATTATTAAATGAAAAAGAAATACCATTAAGAGGTATTATAAAGCACGTTGATAAAAATCTTAAAGATATATATAAAGAAGACTTAGTTGGTTTTACACCAAGCAGTGAATATGAATTTATTATTGATGGTGAAAGAATGTATAGAGTACCAACAAATTCAATATCTATAAAGTATGAACGTCAAGGAAACGAAAAAGAATATAATCCAAGCTGGACAAAAAGCTGTTGATGAATTAATTAAAGTAGCAAAAGAACCTATTGTTGATTCAGAAGAAGATGTTGCAGCAGATAGATTAAAAAATGCTGCGGCTACAAAAAAGTTAGCTATATTCGATGCTTTTGAAATACTTAATCGTATAGAAGCAGAAGAAGCTATGCTTGCAAATAAACCCTTAGATAACAAAGTTGATACTTTTAAAGGTTTTGCAGAAAGAAGATCTAAATAATGTATAAGCAGTCATTATATAGCGTTATAGAGCCTATAAAAATAAATACAATTAAACGGCTTAATAAAGCAAAAAAATGGAAATACGGTTACAATAAAGAAAATGACGTAATTGTAATTAGTAAGACTGGGCAAATAGGAGAGGTGTATAGCATACAAAATTTAAAAATAGCATTGCCTCCAGCACCAAAAAATATTAATAAAGAAAATAATAAATGGACGGTGCAAGAATATCCAAAAGAGCTTTCAAAATTAAAAACTATATTTGATTGGAAAGATTTACCAGCGGATTTTAAAAATAAATGGCATGTTTATATTGATAGAGAATTCACCAAACGCGATGAAGGCTATTGGTTTTACAACAAAGGTAATCCTACTTATATTACTGGGTCTCATTATATGTACTTGCAATGGACCAAGATTGATGTTGGGAAGCCAGAGTTTAGAGAAGCAAACAGATTATTCTTTATATTTTGGGAAGCTTGCAAAGCAGACAACAGATGTTATGGAATGTGCTACCTCAAAAATAGACGGAGTGGCTTTTCATTCATGGCATCATCAGAGACTGTCAACCAAGCTACCATCTCTTCAGACTCTAGATATGGTATACTTTCAAAATCAGGTGCTGACGCCAAAAAAATGTTTACAGACAAAGTTGTGCCAATATCAGTTAACTACCCATTCTTCTTTAAACCAATACAAGATGGAATGGATAGACCAAAAACAGAGCTGGCATATAGAGTTCCCGCAAGTAAATTTACTAGGCGTAAAATAGTTGCAAATGAAAAAACTGAAGAACTGGCTGGTCTTGATACCACAATTGATTGGAAAAATACTGGTGATAATAGCTACGATGGTGAAAAGCTTGCGTTACTTGTACATGATGAGGCCGGTAAATGGGAAAGACCCGAAAACATTTTAAATAACTGGCGTGTAACTAAAACTACATTAAGGTTGGGATCTAGAGTTATAGGTAAATGTATGATGGGTTCAACAAGTAATTCACTTGATAAAGGTGGAGAAAACTTTAAAAAACTATATAATGATTCAGACGTTACAAAAAGAAACCGCAATGGACAGACTCGCTCGGGACTATATAGTTTGTTCATACCTATGGAATGGAACTTCGAAGGATTCATTGATTCTTTTGGATTACCTGTATTCAATACGCCAGAAAAACCAGTTGAAGACAATTATGGGCAGTACATTGACGTCGGCGTTGTTGAACACTGGGAGAATGAAGTTGAAGGGTTAAAAGGGGATCAAGACGCACTAAATGAATTTTATAGGCAATTTCCAAGAACTGAAGAACATGCTTTCAGAGATGAAACTCGCAATAGCATATTTAATCTTGCTAAGATTTACGAACAAA